CTGTTTGGCTTGGTTGGATCGGCTGATTTCCAGCGATCTGTCCGCCTGGTCTTTGGTTTCCATTTAATCCTTGTACCTGTTTAGTAAACATATTAGCAGATTGTTGTGCTTTTTCAAGAATCTTAGACTGATTTGACATCATCATCTTATCCAAGTCAGCATCTGCTTTAATTTTTGCTGTATCAAGCTGAGTATTATATTTTAAAGCGATTTCTTTTATCTTAGCTTCAAAATCTAAAGCCATTTCTTGAGATTTTTGTTGTAACTCTTGGTATTGTAACTCAAGATCAGCAATTTTTCTCTTATTCTCAGCATCAATTCTAGTAAATTCAATTTTTTCAATTGGAGTTAATGGTGGAGGTGAAGGTGGAGGCATCATTTGTTTTCCAATATCAGGATTAACAAAGTAACTTTCCACATTTTTAAGACCTGCATTTTCAATAATTTTAGACAATGTGTTGTACATATTTTTTAATGTAACCATTGGCATTTCTTTTCCACCTTGTAATTGGAATGCTTGAAGTTGTCGTTCAAGGATGTTGTTTAACATTAGGATTTGTTGTTCTTTAGAACCTGTACCTAATCCTACAACAATATTAATATTAAATTTATCTTTCCATTCAGTAGGTTTAACTGGAATGTATTGATTGTTTAACATTACAATTCTTTCTCTGTCCTGGTATTTAACCATCAGTTCAAAAATTTTTCTAAATAAATCTTTAACTCCTGTTTCTGCAAAAATTCTAGCAATTAATTCTGATCGCATTTGTGTTTGCGTCATCAAAGTATTTACACCAGTTGCAGTTTTTGAATTTAAAGTATCTGCATCTAAACCTTGAGCAGACTTTGTAATACCAGTTCTAGCTTCTCTTACAGAATCTAAATAACTTAGCATTGGAAATGCTTGATTAGAAATTGGTTGTGATTGTAAAGGTTGCATCACTTGGTTTGGTGGTTGTTTGGTCCTTACCACTCCACCAGGTCTAGTGGTTAATAAGTCATCCATATTCACCATTCCATCCATAATGGCTACCCTATTATTATTAGTCAAATACATGTTATCTAATAACTGCCTCATCACAGTTGATTTCATTAATTGAATGTCTTCAACTAACTCAGATATTGAACGACCATAAAATCTGTGTGGCATTGGAATTGGAGTGATTGTTACAAATGGAACATTATCACATGGTACATTTTCAAGGACCATAGAACCATCATCACCAGCTGAAACTATTTTTCTAAGTTCTGCTATTCCATCTTCATCATAATCGTATTTTATGTAAGACTCATAAATTAAAACTTTTTGTGTTGAAGGATCAGTTGCATTATCAACTGGGTATTCATCTATATTTCTTTGTCTAACAATTTCTTCAGTATTATAAATATCTTCATCTGAAGTAGGTAACTTAGCAACTTCATCTTCATCATAACCCATCGCTACTAAGTCTGATCTTGACATTAAAACTTTGTGAGAAACAAACATAGCATCATCAATTGTCTTTGCATTTCTGTCTATTAAAAATTCTTCAGGTGGAACACTTTCAATTTTTACTTTGCCAGTTTTTTTAGTTCTTTTAATTTTGCAATTGTATAATGTAAAATCTGGTTCTGGAACTTGAGTAGTATCTACTCCTTGAGCTTCGTATTGTTCTAATAATTTTTCATATTCCTCTTTGGCAGACTCATCTTCCATTTCTTCTTCTTCAACAATTTCAATTTCATCTTTAGTATCTTCTAAAGCATCTTTATCAACTTTTGATAATTTTTTATAAGTTTCAAATTCTACTGTTTCAGATTCATCATAATAAATTTTTAAGAAACCATTTTTTTCAATTAGTGCATCTTTGAAAAAATTATAAAGTAATTGGAAACCATTATTGTCTTTGTAGAAAACATGATTTAAATATGCTGTCGCTTGTTCGGCAAGAGGAACATCTTCTGCAGTCACAGGTTCGCATCGCACCACTTTATCACTAGCTGTGAATACTCTTAAAAGATTTGGTAAGATACTTTCAACAGTGTCTGCAACATCAGTTGAAACAACTTGGCTTCTTCCATCTATTTCAGTTCCAAGTTTATCTCCTAAATAATATTCTAATGATTTTCTTCTAGACTCAGATAATTGACCACCTAAATAACCTAAAGCATTTTCAATTTGATTTGAAAGTAAACTTCTTAATTTGGGATCTGATAATTCGATTATTTTTTTATCCATATTAAACTATATAGTTTGTATCTATTCTTATTGGTTTTGACCAATCCGATCTTTCAATCGGCTCAACGATTGCACCATACCTTACACTGTCGCAGAAATGTGATGCCCAATTGTGGAGGGGTTTGTTCCTAAAACAATTATTTTTTTCATCCCATCGTTTGCAGTATGATTTTAATGCCTCTACTAACTTTTTGCAATTGTTTTTATGAAAGTAGCATTTAGGCAACATTCGTCTTACTTGCTCAATTCCATCTTCTACACTAAGTTTGGGTGCTATGTCAAATTCTAGCCCCATTTCCTTTGCGGTTTCCCACCTGGATTTATTCGTTCCAATTTCTCTAACTCTAATATCATGGGGTGCTATATGCTTAGAATAGTTATATCCTTTGTCATCTATGACATTCATATAATGCTCTAAACCTTCACCAGAATTTTCATAGCAATCAACAATTCTAATCTCATCCCCATGTCGTTGAGCAAATGTGATTACAGTGGAGTCATTCATGCCCAAATCCCACCATGTTTCTGTTTCTAAATTATCGTCAATTTCAAAATTTTTTATATGTCCTTTTTCCTCTAGTTCTTCCATTGTTTTACCATAATAAGAACCTGAGATACCTGCTTGAAATGAGCACTCAAATTCTTGAGCATAAGATTCTGGCGACATAGTTGCTTTTGCAGCATCTAATTCTTCTTGTGCTATAATCTTAGTTTCACTAGCTTTGAACACTTTGGTAAACCAATCCTTTTGATGCTTGGCTCTTTCATGTAAATCATAAAACCAATTTCTACCCATTGGTGTGCCGATAAAAATTGCAAACCCTTTTCTGTCGGAAAGAGCTGGTCTTAAAATGGTATCAAAGAGGTCTGGCGAAAGGTTTTGAGTTTCATCGCAAACTATACCATCAAAATACTGTCCTCTGATTGCAGCACTATTCTCACCTCCAATAATTTGTATTCTGGAGTTATTAACTGAGAAATCTACCCTTAGTTCAGACTCATTGAATTTTGTTCCTGGTATGGCAGCTGAAAATTGTTTCATATAATCCCAAGCAGTAGATTTACCTTGCAGTCGGTATGGAGAGATAAAAGCATATCTAGGATAGGGTTTATTGTTCGTTAGAGCAGCCTTAATTAAGTGATTGATGGCAAATACAGTCTTACCCCCTCTACGATGGACAATGACCACATTAAATCGGTTCTTATCGCATTTTTGGTGCAAAAAATTTTGGATTTCTCTTGGCTTATAAGGAATTACAATTTGTTTCATTTTAAAACAAAACCCCCCTGTTTAGTTTCAATGAATGGTTGTATCAGCATCTGGATAGTCGTCTGGTAAGACAAATTGAGTTTTAAGAAAGTCTGAAAAATCTTCAGCTTCTTCGTTGTTTTGAAAGCCTTGAAAATGGGTAATAACAATTGGCTTTTTTGTTTTTTTATCTTTCATAATGAAAATTACTGTTTTTAAAAATCTGTCATCCATTTGTTTACACCATACATAAATTTATTTTTAAACGATACCTTAAAATCAGGGAGCACCCTTTTATAAAACCCCCCAATTTGTGGTCCAGGAACTAAAAACTGTTAAATACAACCTAAAGTTCTCTAGTGATAAGTTATCAGTTATCAATAGTAGTTTCCGATAACTAATAGGTTATCACCAGTTTAGAATAATTCTAAATTGTTTTGTTGTTTTCAAACAACATTGTGATTTTTTTGCAACAGTTTTTTGGCTCATGTGTATTAAACCTATTTTATATGTGCAAAGAATACCACTCTCTCAATAAAATCAATACTTTTGAAAGATTCTAAACTATAAAAATTCATAAATTACTTACTCCAACTAATGTTTAATGGTTGTTTATCATCACCTTTAATCGTTAATTCAGCTGCTTTACCATACTTTTTAGATGCAATTTTACTAGCAGACCACTGTGAACTTGCTACAATAACTTTATAAAGATTAACTAAGTTCTGTCCTGCTTTACCATCTATTATTCCAGATTCTATTTTAGCTTCTAATTCTAATCTTTTGTCTTTCAAGTTAGACAGTTCCAAATCAATTGCTAATTCTTTTGCCTTCTGATACTTTTGCATTAGTTCATCAGATTTAACCAATTCATTTCTAAAGGATTGCCAAGTGTAGTCTATATCTGGTTTCTCAAATACTTGTCTGATAGTTAAACCATCTGCTAAATAATCTAGGATCTTTTGTTCTAATTTTCTATTAAGTTTTCTAGGTCTACCTGCCATAATAATTTATTTGGGTGAGTCTGCCAGGAATAGAAAGGAAAGAGGGAAATCCCAACAGACTCAAGTTAATTAACTAATAGGTAAAACAACTAAAAAGGGAGTTGATACCAATTTAGATTATAACACAATATCTTGTGCTTTTACAAGTCAAAAGGCTTAGGAATAGTATTAAATGTTCGCTTATCAAGGGTGATGGGATTTAATTTTATTTTACCTTCAAATAATAATTTATCTATAATCCTCTGACAAGTATAACTGCCAAATTTAGCATTATCAATTATCCAATACATCTGTGTCCAGGACAACATTCCATTCTTAAAATCATCCTCAATCTTTCTGACAATTTCAATCTTATCAGCCATGCAATAATTATTATTATAACTGAGCTGCAGTGGCTCACCATTGTAATAGTATTTATCCTCATTCATTTCTTAAATCCTTTAAAGCCTCTTTTCTTCTTATTACTATTGTTATTATATATATTGTTATTACTCTCTAAATACTGATTAAATTTTAAGTAGTCAGACTGCTTAATTTTTAAGTAATCAGATTGCTTAATTTTTGAGTAATCACTTGGTAGTTGTAATGTATATCTGTTAGCACTTGATAACCTGTGAACAACTAAGTAACCATTTTTAATTAACTCATTTTTAGCTTTTTGTAATGTATTCATAGAACAATTTAGTTTCTTTCTCAAATTAGAGTTTCTGAGGTTTCTATAGCCACTAGATAAGCTCTTAATATAACAAAATAAGACTTTTGCCTCATTTCCTAGTCTTTCATCATATAATAATTGATTTGGGATCATGGCAAACCCCTTTTTTGATTTTTCCATATTTTATTCCTTTCCTTTTCTCACCTTGTATACTTAAATTTTAAGTAATCAACAAGAACATTCAGAGAACATAAAATAATTTGCTATAGTGTACAAAATGTGTATAAATTAGGTATGAAAGCGAATCAAACAAAAGGAGAGGAAATGAAAATAAATGATTTAGTTTGGATTAAACAAAGTGATGTTGATGCTTACTGTTGGGTTTTAGGTAAGGTTGTTGGATTTACACCTAAAAGAATTAAATGTGAAAATTTAACAAGAAGTTATTACAAAGACGATTCATTTATTGGAAACTATAAACCATCTTCTGTTAGAAAACTTACAGAAGAAGAAATAAAGGAGAGAATATAATGGATAAAGTAAATTACGATAAGTTAAACAAACTAAGTGGAGATGATTTAAGATTAGAAATTGCAAAACCTTTCTTACCAAAAAATGTTTTGAAAATGACTAAAAAAAATCAAATTAAATATATCAATAAATCTGATGAACAGTTTTATAATTCAGTAATGAAA